TTAAATCATGGACAGAACTTACATACATGCCAAAATGGTATATTGAACAAAAAGAGAACCAGTTAGATTGTTGTCAACGTGGAAGCAAAAGATTATGGTCAGCTTATCTTCAAGTATTAACACAAATTAAACTTGAGTTATGATTAAGATTGAAATTAAAAACAGATTTACACGTAGTGTTGTTTTCAATTATGAAAAAGAAAATGCTACAATTAAAGAAGCGGTAACGCAAGCAGTAAAAGAAGGTGCTGACTTGTACGGTGCTAACTTGGAAGGTGCTGACTTGAGAGGTGCTGACTTGTACGGTGCTAACTTGTACGGTGCTAACTTGTACGGTGCTAACTTGAGAGGTGCTGACTTGTACGGTGCTAACTTGTACGGTGCTAACTTGTACGGTGCTAACTTGGAAGGTGCTGACTTGAGAGGTGCTGACTTGGAAGGTGCTAACTTGTACGGTGCTAACTTGTACGGTGCTAACTTGGAAGGTGCTAAAAATAAAGAACAAGCATACCTACCTATTTTTTGTAAATGGTCAAACGCTATTATAGGTGACAAAATAAAAATAGGTTGTAAAGAAAAAACAATTGAAGAGTGGGATTTATTCTTTGCGTCTGATGAAACTTACGAAACTGACAGAAACACGGAAGACTTCAAACAAATAAAAGCAGTTTATTTAGCTTATAAAGCATATTTAAAACATCTAAATGTATGATTATTATAGAACTTGAAGAAGACTTTGCAAAGGTCTTAATTAACGGTAAAGAATTCGATATTTCAATTCACCAACCTTCACAGGAGATTATTTTAGACATCAGCTTTCTGCGTGAGTTCAAGAATTTTGATTTAATGAATGCGTGTGAAGAATGTGAGCAAGGCTGGGTAGACGATGGTGAAGGAGACGAAAGTCATTTTGTAAGATGTGAGTGCCAACCAAAAATAAAATAAAGATGAAAGTAATTACACAATGGCTAAATAAATACACAAAGCCACAAGAAGCAGAAAATATTTACATTCCTAAAATACGAGTACAATCAACGGTAGACTACGGACAAGGCATGACATTCAACGAGAAAGCAGAGCATATTTTTAAACAGATTAAAGATTTGAAAAAATGAAAGATTCAATTGTAGAAAGCGTTATAAACCAATTTAAGCAACGCTCAGAAGTAGGAATAGCTAAATACGGAACAACACTAGACCGAAATGATTTAAGCACATTAGAATGGATAGAACACGCAAAACAAGAAGCAATGGATTTTATCCTTTATTTAGAACGATTAAAACAAGAATTGAAATGACACCAAAAGAGAAAGCAAAAGATATAGTAAATAAGTTTAATCCATTTGTGTATTGTTATATTGGTAGCAGTATGCTTACAAATGATGCTTCTGATGTTGCAATTAGAATGAATGCTAAACAATGCGCATTAATTGCAGTTGATGAGATAATTAATTATTTACTATTAAATAAAATAAATGGTACATTAATGACTTATTGGCAAGAAGTTAAACAAGAAATTTTAGCATTATGACACCAGCACACAAACTAATTATTTCAACGGCACTCCTTCCCGTACTAGCAGACTTCTTGGAAGATGTTCCAATGAACAGACTCGCTAAGATGAGACGCGAGAATGTAGTAAATTCAATTCGAGCATTTGATAGAATGTATACGAATACCGAAAAAACGGAAGACTATAACGAAGCAATGGAGCAACAGAATAACATACAACTAGCCTTTAGAAATTGGTTAGCTGAATCATTAAAACAAATAGAGATATGACAATCGAAGAATTAATAGAGGAATACGATTTAAAATCAAATTGCAGAAAACGTGAATTAGTATACGCACGAAATGTGCTTTACAAGTATCTACGAAATCAAGGAATGAGCCTTATTAGAATAGGCAAAATGTTTAATCGTGACCATGCAACCGTATTATTTGCGTTAAACCAATATGACAAGTTAAGCAAGTACGAAGATTTTAAAATCATAAAGCTAGATGTAACCGAAAAACTAGGTTTGACAAAAAAGCTGAACAAAAAAGTAGAAGTAAGCTATTTAGAGCAAAAAGTAATCGATTGCAAGACATATTTAGACTTACGCAATCTCCAGGAAGAACTTAAAAAAGTTATTATTGAACGTGAAGAAGTAGAAATTTTTACAACATTTGATATTTAATTAACAAAATTGTTTGTAAGTCAAATTATTTATTATCTTTGTATCACAAAACAAAACAAAATTATGAAATCAACACACATTCAAAAAGCAACTCAAGTAGTTAAAGAAGCGGGAATCAATGCAACGTTTAGCGGTTATTCAGATTCTCATGGTATCTCTGTATACTTTTTAAGTGATAAAGGAGAAAAAGTGCGTGTAAGCACGCATAGTGTTTCGAAAAAAGATAGAGTATTAAATGAGATTCATTTAAACTATCCTTTAAATACTTTTCAAGCAAACACTAAAAAAGTAACTTCAAAATTTATTTTAACACCTGAAATGATTAAAGCGGCACAAGAAAGAAAAGCATTAATGTCTTTATAAATAAAACAAAATAAAAATAAGAACTATGAAAAAAGAAACATTTGAGGATTTGATTCCTAAACCACAAACACTTTGGTTTAAATTGTGGAAAGCTAAACAAGAAATTGGAAAAGTAAGTAAGTCAGCAGACAACCCATTCTTTAAATCTAAGTACGCAGATCTTAACACTATTCTTGATGTTATAGAGCCAGTATTAAATAAGTACAACCTTATCTTATTGCAACCCGTATCAGATAACAAAGTTTACTCTAAAATTATAGATTGTGAAAGTGGTGAAAGTGTAGAGAGTTGGATTGAATTGCCACAAATTAATGATCCCCAAAAATTGGGAGGGTGCATTTCTTACTTTCGTAGATACTCCGTTCAATCTCTTTTAAGTTTATCTATGCAAGATGATGATGCCAATGAGGTAACTCAGCACGTTAAAAACACGAAGCCTACAATAACGGTTGAACGTTTTGAAAAAGCACTTATTGCGATCCAAGAAGGTAAAGCAAAGATTAGCGACTTAGATAAATTTGAATTAACAGAAGTACAACAATCAGCATTAAAACTATTGTAATGAAAGATTTACTATTATTCAGAGCATCGTCTCTAGGAAAGCTGATGACAGAGCCTCGTAAAACGCAAAGCGAGGTTCTTTCTGAAACTGCAAAGACTTACATTCAAGACTTATTTAAAGAACGTGAATTAGGCATCTACAAGGAGTTTTCAAGCCGTTACACAGACAAAGGAATAGAGAACGAAGATATTGCTATTAACATGGCTTCAGATGTCTTAAATTGGGAGTTTGTAGTAAAAAACGAAAAACGATTTAACAACGATTGGTTAACGGGAGAGCCAGACTTATTAACGGATACTCTTTTAGCTGATATCAAATGCTCATGGAACGGGTCAACGTTTCCGATGTTTGACAAAGAATTAAAAAATAAAGACTATTTTTGGCAAATGCAAGCATACATGATGCTAACGGGACACGAAGAAGCGGAGTTGGTATATTGCCTAACAAATACACCGCATCAAATCGTAGAAGATGAAGTAAGACGAGCGCATTGGAAGTTGAATTTAATTGATGAAGATTTAGATGTAAGAGAAGCAGTGCAAGCGTCGCATGATTTTAGTCATATTCCTTTAGAATTAAGAGTAAAAAGATTTATTATCAAACGAGATAACGAAGCAATCGAAAGAGTAAAACAACGTGTAGAGGTAGCGCGTGAATACTACCTGAGTTTAAAACAAATATTTAATTAAAATGGAAACAACATGGAAAGAAATTCCAAATTTTATGGGTAGGTATGCTATTTCTATTTATGGTGAAGTTCATGATATAAAAAGAAATGTGTTAATAAAGCCACATTTAAGCGGTGTAACACGAAGAAATTACCCGCAAGTCACATTGTATAGGAAAGAGGGTGAAATACTAACAAAACATACTAAAAGAGTGCATTCATTAATGGCAATTACTTTTTTAAATCATACTTATGGAGATAGAAAAATAGTAGTAGACCACATTGATAATAATCCTTTAAATAATAATTTAAGCAATTTACAAATAATAACAAATAAAGAAAACACAATTAAAAACAAGTAAAATGAAAAAAAAAAATGAGTATGTTGAAGACGTTTCAATTCAACAAGAAGCAAACGGGTATTCTGTAATAGTAGGTTCTAGTTGTTCAGGTGTGAGAGAAAAATACGTGTTTCAAACATTTGCTGAGTTGGTTAATTTTTTAAATCAACACTTTACACATAGAGAAGAAATTATTTATACAGATTGTAAAAATCAAGATTCAATTCAATTAAATTAAAATAAAAACAAGTAAACATGGAAGAAAAAAAGACCTTCGTAGGTAACGGAAAAAAGAAGTTTGACAATTTACGTTCAGTATCAATCTGCTTAACTGATTTATCACAAGAACACATCTTTGAGTACAACGGAAAGAAGTACATCAAGCTAAATGTACACGATAAAAAGGAAGTTGACCAATACGGTAAAGATGTGAACGTATCAATTGATACTTGGAAGCCATCAGCACCATCTGCACCAATTGCAGAATCAACAAGTGATTTGCCATTCTAAATTAACGAGGGGGTTGTGTTGGGTTACCCAGCAGTAAAAGTAAAACTTTTGCCCCCTTTTAAAACCACTACTATGGAATGTTATAAGCTAATAATAGAAAAAAACGGAACTCTACTTAACTACGTATTCTCAGCAAAAGACGAAAAGCAAAAGACTGAGAAGTTAAAAGCGTGGAAAGCTGAAAACATAACACCGTACGATAAGGTTAAACTGCTATTCTTGGGAACGATTGAAGAACAAGAAGCATTAATTTATAAAAACATTTTGCAGATTAAATAAGATTAGTTATATTTGTGAACGTTCCGTGCAGGGAATTAAAAAGATTTAGTTTAAGCTCTTATCTGATAGGTCTGCACACCTTGATGATAGGGGCTTTTTTATTTAAAGGTTACTCGTTATCCTAAAACGTTTATTAAATTATGGCAAATGTCAAATTAGTTTTTTGTGGAGATGAACAGACAGAAAACACAAACAGAGAAATGCAAATGTACATTAATCAATTCAGTAAATTGTACATATCAATAACAGATGTGGATGATGACACTTATCAAAATGTTCAATACACTTGTTTAGATAAGCAAACTGCAATTAAATTTTCTAAAGAGCTTCGTAAACAAATTGCTTTAATGGATTGATATGATAGGCTGGATTAAATTACACAGACAAATTAGAAATCACTGGGTATTCAAGAATGCAAATTATTTTAAGGCATGGGTTGTTATTATTTCAGAAGTTAATCATCAAACTACAAAAGTTATTATTGAAGGCGAATTGATAGAATGTAAACGAGGTCAAAGCATAAATAGTTTAGCCACTTGGGTTCGTATTTTAGGAGATGAATGGACAGTTCAAAAGTTAAGAACATTTTTAAAATTACTTGAAAAAGATGGAATGATTAACACGGAAGGACTACGAAAAACAACACGAGTAACTGTCTGTAATTACGAGAGTTACCAAAGTGAGCAACAAGGAGACAACAAGCAAACAACAAGGAGACAACAAGCAAACAACAAGGAGATAACAACAAACAAGAATGAAAAGAAAGAAAAGAATGAAAAAGAAGTGCTATTAGATGAATGGATTTCGTATCGAACTCAGATTAAAAAGAAACTTAGCGAAGCGACTATAAACAAACTTAAAGACGAAATGAATAATTATTCAGATGAAAAATGTAGGTTTGTAATTAACGCTTCAATAAGCAACGGTTGGCAAGGTTTATTTTGGGAAAAGTACATAGAAAAGAGCGAAGCTCCTAAACAACAAAAAAGCATTGAACAATTGCAATATGAACACGTAATGAAACAAATGGAGATGAACAAATGATACTATCAAACGGACATAGCACAACATACTTAGACCAATATAAGAACGGAGAAATATCTTTAGGCTTAGGTATTGGATGCGCACTAGATGAATACATAAGATTTAAACGTAAACAACTAAACATAGTTTTAGGACATGACAATGTCGGTAAGTCTTATTGGATGGAATGGTACTTTTTAGCTTTAGCGACAAATCATGGTTTAAAGTTTACGATTTGGATGGGGGAAAATTCAAGCGGTCAAGTAATGCGAGATTTAATTCAAATGTATGCGGGTAAGCCATTCAAAGATTTAAGTTTTAAAGAACTGAGAGCGCATGAAAAAACGATTGAATACTATTTTAAGTTTGTGGACAACTCAAATATGTACAAGCCCAAAGATATGTTAGATATAATCGGTTCGACTGATTGCGATGTAGGATTTATTGACCCGTTCACAGGACTTGACAGAGGTATGCAACATTCGGATAATTACGAATTTTTAAATCAAACTAGACAATTTTGTAATCAACTAAATAAAACTTTGTACATTAGCACGCATCCAAATAGTGAATCAGGTAGAAGCGGAATGTTATACCCTCAAGAACATCAATGGTTTGGACACTTAAAGCCACCATTAAAAGCGCACATTGAAGGAGGTAAACCGTTTTTGAATCGTTGCGATGATATGTTAGTAATTCATAGACTAGTTAAACACCCAGACATGAAGTATCAAACTATGATTGACGTAGAAAAAATTAAGGACAGAGATACGGGAGGTCAACAAACGGAACTAGGTATGCCGTTACTATTTGAATTTAACAACGGATTAGGCTTTAAGATTGGAGGAATAGACCCTATAAAAAGACGAGGTAACAATCCTTTAAGTGAACCGCAAAAACAATTTTACTCCGCACTAGAAGCAAACAAAGAATTTGACGATGGATTACCATTTTAAACACGAACTATGAAACATAAAAGCACCGCATTAAGTCTAACACTAGCACGAATCAACATCGGTTTAGTAATTAACAAACTTATCGTAAGACAGAAACACGCTTCTACAAGCGTTAAACAACGTGAGGGTATACAAATTATGCTTGAAGACCTACAAAGTGCGTTAGAAGTCTTAAAAAGCGTATCTAAAGAGAACGAAGCAATGTATAGATTAAATTATTCGTTGCATATTCAAAACATGGAACTTAAAAAGCAACTTTATGAAGCAACTAAAACAGAAGAAATGCAAGAACTGTAAGCAACCATTCACACCGATACGTTCAACTTTGGAAAAATACTGCACTAAGTCCGAGTGTATGCAAGTATTCATAAACGAAGCAAAGACGAAAGATTGGAACAAACGCAAAGCAGAAAAGAAAGCGGAGTTGATGACCGTACAAGATTACATTAAGATAGCACAAGTAACGTTTAATAAGTACATTCGACTACGAGATGAAGGAAAAAACTGCATAAGCTGTATGAAGCCACCAAAGAAGATTAACGCAGGACACTATTTTAATGCTAACAATCATTGGTCTGTAAGATTTAACGAAGATAATGTACACGTTCAATGTGAATACTGTAATAGTTATTTGTCAGGAAATTTGATTTTATACACGCCAAACTTAATTGCACGAATCGGAATGGACCGTTATAACTTATTACATGAAGAAGCGAGAAAAACACGAAAGTTTACAATCGAAGAGCTAAAGGAAATCATAGAAACCTATAAAGCCAAAATTAAAAATATTGAAAAAAAATAAATAAATGCTTGCAGATATAAAAAAGTTGTTTATCTTTGTAAGGTAATCAAAAACATAAATGACATGAAAACGCAAAAAAACAAAACAATATTTATCTTAGATACTTTCACAAATGAAGTTATTTCATCTATGGTAATTAAGTTTGATTCATGTATACCATTTTCTTTTAAGTGCGAGTTTGAATTACTAAAAGAAAGTTTAGGCACAGTTGTAGCAAAGGAATGGGTAGAAGGTGAGGAAAAAGCTAAAAGAATTTTAAATTAATAAAATATGAAATCAACAGATTTTTACAAAAAAATGCAGTTAGAAATTGCAGAATCAGCTTTAGGTTTATCATTTTCTAATTACACAGAAAAAAGAAAAGCTATTTTAACAACGATACATAGGTATAAAGAGGGGTGGATAAACGAATGTGAACTGGAAAAAAAACTAACTAAAATAATAAAATCAAGATAGAACATGGGAAGAAAGAAACTAAATCACGCAGTCTTATTTATGCGAGTACCAAAAGAAAGACTAGAAGAGTTAAGAGAGTTAATTAAAAACACGCTAAAGAAATAACATGGAATTTATACTAGGATTAATAGCAGGTATTACCGTTACATTAGGAATATGTATAGGCTTATTCAAAGAGTTTAAGAAAGGAATAAAAGACTTCGACACATGGAAAGAATGGAAAAACAAGGAGTAGATAATTCAAAGTTAAACACTAAATAATTCAAAGTTATGAATAAAAAAAGCGCAATAGAATGGATAAAAAATCTGTTTAAGTTAAAAAGCCCATGTTGTAAAATGGCAATGGAAAATATAGATATTCATTATCACATTGGTAGTGAAAATCTAGTTTATAAATGTACAAAATGTGAAGAAAAATGGATGTGAAACAAAGCGCAGTAGAATGGTTAGTTGAGCAATTAGTTAACGATGGTAAATTAATTTATGATGACTATAAAGAAATAGAACAAGCCAAAGAAATGGAGAAGGAGCAGCATAAAAATACTTTTAAACAATCAAGACTATCATACATATTTGATAAAGAAATGCCTCCTGTATGGAAAACATTTGAACAATACTACAACGAAACATTTAAATCAGAATAAGATGAAGAAAGAAATAATAGGTTTTGTAATTGTGTTTATTTTATCACATTTGGTATCAATGTACATAATGGGTGGATATGATAATCAAACTTTAGAGTCTAAGTTTGTAGCAACTTTAACAGGTTGTGGTTTAGGGCTAGTAGTCACAATGTTAATTAATTTAAAAAAACACGAATAGATGAAAGCAACACGAGAACGAAGAGCAACTGAGTTATTGAAAAGAGATTGGTTTACAAATAAATTATGGGAAAGGTTTAGATTATATAAAAAAAAGGGTATAAACAATGAAGAAGGAGATTAAAATTTGGTTGATTAGAATTTAATCGTATATTTGATAAAATTTTAGTCATGGAATTACTCTTACTCGTATCTTTTGCTTGGTGGATCACGAACTTTGAACCACTTAAGAACGCTTTCGATTACATATTTGCACGCTTGCCTTTTAACTATGTCACAAACGCACTACATAGTTATTTAGGTTGTATTAAATGCGTTGTCTTTTGGTCTTCATTGTTAATCAGTGGAGACTTTTTTATTGCGTGCCTGGCTTCTTTAACCGCTTACATTTTACAACTATGTTTGGACAAGATGAACTAATATTTATCGAAAGCCTTCGAGATGCTGACGAGTCAAAAAGGACTGCAAAGGTAACATTGAATAGACTCAAAGCTATAAAATCACGAATCACAAACGAAGTAGATAAAGAATGCTTCTGCTCAAGTGTGCGCAGAAAGATATGGTATAAAAACTTTATGGAATGGTATGAAAGCACTACTTGACAACTATATCCAACATAACTACAAAGAAGTAAATAGATACACAAACTACTTCTTACATCGTTTAAAGTCAAAGTTAGACGCTGATACGGTAATAAATAATGCCTATCTACGAACACTTCAATACAAAGGAATAATAGTTGAGCAATACGAAGCCAAAGCCTTGTTATTTGAATCAATCAAAGCGGAAGTACTTTGGAATAGTGAGAGCAAAAAGGAGATTATCAACTCAGTAGAAAGTGATTACATTCCTGAGGTAGAAGATACCGATTTAGCCGAGAAGATTTTGCTTGAATTAAAGTACAACGAACAAAAGAACATAGTTGAAATATACCGCAGTCAAATCAACGATAGAGTAAAGCTATATTTCTTTCAAGCGTATTACGATAAAGGCATCTGCACAACCAGAAGAATAGCGGAACACTTCAACATCTCTACTGCTTCGGCTCATTTGTTGATAGTAGAAATGAAAGAGGACATCAGACGCTACGAAAACACGAACAAACTAAATTCATTATAAGTATGAGCAAGTATATTTTAACGTTAGCCTATATCTTTTTCTTAGGTTATGCAATGGGACTAATAAATGATTATCTATACACAAATAAGATTTTAGGTATTGCAATTATACTTTACTTATCAGGAATATTAATAAACCAATTTGAGGAACATGAAGATTAAGGATCAATGGAAGGGTAAAACGCTTGTAAGCTATGACCCAATACTAGGAGAGCGCAGAATTGAAGTAGATAAAATCCAAGCAAAGGACGAGATGACTATCAAAAAAATGGGATACGGTTACATTTTTGAAGAAGCAGAAATCAAGCCAATCGCATTTGAAGGAATAGAACAAGAAGCACCAATCAAGAAACCTAGAGAAAAACGAACTCCAAATGGGAAAGCATAAAACAATAGAGACACCAGAGCAAATGTGGGAACTCTTCGAAGCATACAAGAAGACAATAGCAAAGAACCCAATCTTAATTCAAGACTATGTAGGTAAAGATGGTCAAATGGTGTATAGAGAGAGACAACGTCCTTTAACGTTAGAAGGGTTTTATAACTATTGTGAAGATAATCTTTGTTGCACACATCAATACTTTGAAAACCTAGAGAAGAGATACGGCGATTACGTGGGTATCTGCTCGCGTATTAGACGAGTGATTCGACAAGATCAAATTGAAGGAGGCATGGCATCGATTTACAATCCAAGTATCACACAACGACTAAATGGCTTGACTGAAAAAACGGATGTCACAACTAACGGTAAGGAGATAAACAAAATCGAAATAGAGATAGTACGAAGTGAAGATAAGAGCAACGGAAGTATTTGATTGGAACTATAACGCTCTGAACTCGGATAAACGATTCATAATAAATCAAGGTGGTTCACGTTCAAGTAAGACTTACTCGCTTTGTCAACTTGTTATCGTTTGGTGTTTGCAGAATCCGAATAAGGTTGTGTCAATTGTACGTAAGACATTTCCCGCTTTGCGTGCTACCGTAATGCGTGATTTCTTTGAGGTACTTAAAGACTTGGAACTATACGAGAAAGCTAATCATAACATGAGTGAGAACATCTACCGCTTCGACAATGGTAGTATAGTAGAGTTCTTCTCAGTAGACGATGAGCAAAAGATACGAGGGCGCAAGCGTGACATCGGTTGGTGTAATGAAGCAAATGAACTTTGGTTCGATGATTTCCAACAGTTGAACATGAGAACGGAGTCTAAGTTAATCTTTGACTATAACCCCTCAGAAAGTAGCGGATGGCTTTACGAATTACCGGAAGCCGAAAGTGTACTAATCAAGTCAACCTATAAAGACAACCCCTTCTTACCCGAATCAATCAAGAGACAGATAGAAGACCTCAAACGAACAGACGAGGCACTCTATCAAATCTACGCGTTAGGAGAAAAGGCAGTCAGTAAATCAAACATCTACACCAATTGGACATTTGTTCAACACAGACCTTCCAAGTTCACGCAATACGTATACGGTCTTGACTTTGGATTTAATCACCCGACTGCATTGATTAGAGTCTATTGGCACGAGAAGGATATCTACATCGAACCCGTTATCTACGAGTCTTACCTAACCACTAGCGACTTGATAGAACGATTCAACAATCTAGGCATTGACAAGAGCATTGACATCTTAGCCGATTACTCAAGACCTGAGATAATAGCCGAGATGCAGATAGCGGGCTACAACGTCAACAACGCTAACAAGGTGGTGAAGAAAGGAATTGATAACGTAAAGACATTTGGTGTAATGTGCCAAGATGACCCACGCATGAAGAAGGAGTACGATAACTACAAGTGGAAGAAGATAGGCGACACAATAACGGATGAACCCGTAAAGCTATTTGACGATGCTATGGATGCTATTAGATACGCGACTACGTTTATTAAGGAGATGTACTTTAGTGACGATGGATACTTAGCCTTCTAAACATTGACGAGAATTTAATCATTATAGTTATGGCAATTACAATTGAAGGACAACCACAAAGAATGACTGCGGGTTACAACCCCGTAATGTACTATCTCAGCAGTACTAATGTGAATCAGTTAGGCTTTAGATATATCGTTGAAGTATACGAAGCGGGAACGAGTACTAAACTATTCGAAAAGAAATATGCACCGAGACCCGTTGATGGCTTTGCAGAGATAAACATCTCACGAGACGTACAGAGTTACCTAAGCGCAAATGAACCTTTCGGTGTCAGTTCACAGAATGCTACTAACCACTATTTGAAGTATGATATCAAGTTTGGTGAGGAGTATCGTGTCGCATGGTCATTTACTGACTTTATTTTTAACTCAGGTCAAACGGGCTTTTGGCAAGTGCCGAATGTCACACCGCATCCATTTGTAGTGGGTGATCAAATCAGCGTTGTATTGGATTCTCCTCCTGGAGATTTTAGAGATGCGTTAGAAGGTCAGTTCTCAGTTATTGCCGTACCGAGTGCTTATTGGATAACAACGTCTTTGCCTTGGATTGGTTCGGGCGCGGCATTAACGGGTAAGATTTATTACTCTGATAATCGTAAGTCACGCTTCACGAACCTTGCAAACGTAACTAACCAAATAGTATTCAATGGCGCGTTAGACATCAAAGCGTTTAAAGATTGGAACTTTAGTAACTACTCGTTAGATGGTAATGGTTTATTTTTAACTAACCAACCTAATGACTTTAAGATAACACCTACTCAAGATTTGTTCCCTACGTTCTTTAATGACTTCAGCACTACAACAAAGCGTATCTATTTTGAAACTGATAGCGGTGACATTGGTTATAAAACGGTTGCAGTTGGTTCTACGGTTGGACTCACACAAGTTGATGCTGGTACTAATGGCATGGGATCTTTAACTATGGTTGTCGGAACTTTGCCTTTGATAGATGACAATACTGTGTATTACGAGTACTGGTTGTCTAATACAACACCTACGCAATTGACCGAGAAGACACGCGTGTACATTAATCGCACTTGCTCAATTGAAGACTACGAGATTCTATTCTTGGATAGGCTAGGGTCATTCAGTTCGTATGCGTTCCAACTACGTTCGATTGATAAAGGTACGGTTCAGCGCATGAGTTACAACAAGAAGTTCGGAGATGTAAATACTACAACTAATACCTTCAACTTTAACACTTGGGATAGTGGACGCACTACTTATCACATAGACTTAAGCAAAGAGTTAACCTTGAACACTAATTGGTTGACAGATGCAGAAAGTGTTTACTTTGAAGAGTTGATTACTAGCGGCTATACGTTTGTTAAGATAAACGGAGAGTACTTTGCTTGCCAAGTTCAGGAGAATAGCTTCGAAGTACAACGTCAGAAAAATAAGAATTTGATTAGAAAAACTATCAATGTAAAACTAGCAGTTGACACACCAATAAACGTATGACATTAACACGAATCAATTTACTAGGAATAGACAATTACTTAGAAGTAAGTGAAGACGTAGTAGTACCTATCAACTTCTCAATAGCTGACATACGAGATGTGCAAGCAAAGAGTGGTAGTTTCTCTAAGTCTATAAAGGTAATCGGCACGAAGCATAACAACGAGATTCTAAATAGTCTATTCGATGTCAATGCCGTTACACTAACGTACAATCTAAATCAAAAGCAACCATGTCAAATCGTACAAAATGACGAACTGATATTAGACAACGCTATCCTTCAATTGGTAAACGTTGAGAAGATTTCTAACGGCATGAACGATGACGAACAAGTAGTCTATACGGTAACGGTAAAAGATACGGTTGGTGATTTGTTCACAGACATCGGCAACGCTATGTTGACAGACTTAGACTTCACAGACTTGAATCACTCTTACACGAGTGCTAACGTTGTAGCAAGTTGGGCGCACGATGTGACAGATGGATACAAGTACATCTTGCCTATGTCATCGGATAACATCTATCAGTTGCCTGAGATGAAGCCCGCTATTTATTTACAAACGTACTTCGATCGAATCTTTGCTAACGCGGGTTACCAATACCAATTCGATGAGGCGGTAACTATTGGCTTTGATAAGTTGTTGATCCCTTACAATGGTGACAAGGTTAAGCTATCAGAAAATTACATTGAAGAGGTAAAAATCATTGCAGAAAATACTACATCAATTGATTACGTTTATAATGACCAATTAATCATAGACACAGAGGTACAAGACCCTAACTCAGCTTATGACCCAACTACTTCTACTTACACTTCGGAGTATGCGTTGAACGTACCAAATGCAATACAATTCAAGTTCACGTTAGACTATGAGATAATTTTAAATAATACTGACCCTTCAACTATCTCATGTTCTCAAGATGGTGTGTACAATCCAAGTATTATCATAGAGGGCAATGGAAATAGTACAACAATAATAGATACTATTTCGTATGTAGTAGGAGACAACTTACCAAGTGGAGTAAATGTTATTGCAAGCGGAAACAAAACTATTATAGGTGTTACAACAAATGTAAACATTGGGGATCTAATTACATTTTCAATAGATGGTTTTGGTAGTCCACCGTTGTGGGATTTTGGCTATACAATAGAACCAAAAATTAGAATCAACTCTATTACAATGGAGATTTATCCTAGTGCTGACTCAATAGGATTTTCTTTTCCTTTAGTAATGAATCAACACGTACCCGTTCAAATCAAGCAATCTGATTTTATCAAGTCGGTGTTCACGATGTTCAACATCTTTTGCCAACCTGACGAAACAGACCCTACTAAGATTGTGTTAAAAACACGCAACGCTTTTTATGATTCGGGAGTTGTAAAAGATTGGAGTCGAAAACTAGTAAAGAATAAGCCTCATGTTATTGCGTTCCTTCCTGAAGTAACGAGCAAAACACTTACACTAACATACGGTCAAGATAAAGACCCAATCAATACGGGCTACTTACAAAATGTAGCAGAGACTTACGGACAAGTCAAGTACGT